AAGCTTTAGCTGGTATTGAGGCTGCAATAGATAAATACTTAGGCAGTAAGTTTAGAGGCAACTAATGGCACTGAGTCAAAATGTTGTAATTAACTTTCTTACTAAGTTTGATAAGAAAGGGCTTGAGAGAGCCACAAAAGAATTAAAAGGTTTTGATAAGACTGTAGCTGTAAGCCAACGCGCCTTGAAAGCTGGCCTGTTTGCAGGTGCAGTAGCTACAGGTTTTGCTTTAGTTAAATTAGGTAAAAGCTCTATAGAGGCAGCTTTGGCTCAGGAAAAATTAGACAAGTCATTGCGCCTTACCTTGACATCTATAGGCGCGGAAGGTTTGTTACCTAACATAAAAGTATTTATTGAAGATCTTCAAAGACTTACAAATGTTACAGAGGATGTTTTAGTGCCGGCTTTTCGGCAACTTGTAGCACAAACGGGTGATGTACAAAGCTCACAATTTCTGCTACAAAAATCTCTTGACATTTCAGCTGGAAGCGGAGCAGAACTTTCAACTGTTTTAGATGCAATAACTAAGGCGGCTGTAGGTAATTTCAAAAGCATTGGATCTTTAGGATTAGGTTTTACGGCAGCCGAAGCAAAAGCAATGGGCTTTCAAAAGCTTTTAATAAATCTTGACAAATACGCAGGTGCAGCCGAAGCTTCAACTGACAGTTTTGCAGGGCAACTTGTCCGATTTAGAATTTCAGCCGGTGAAGCCGCAGAAACTCTAGGACAAGGCTTTATTACAGCTGCTAGTTTTATTGCTACCGGATCAGCCAATCTTGACATATTTTCTGCCAAACTAGAAAAGGCCGCTATACAGGCAGCCAATATTAATGTCGGTTTCTTCTCAAAAGGTTTAGGTCAAGCCGCCATAGATGCTGCACTAATTGGCATAGAAACTTTGGTTGGTGAGAGTACAACACTGCAAGAGGTAGAAAAACGCGGTCAAAAAATTGCAGATGATAGATATTTACAAGCAAAAGGTTATCTTGGACTATCACAATTAACTATTAATGCCTTGGAATTACAAGAAAAATTTGGTCAGAAAAAACTTACTACCGAAGAAATGTTAGCGAAAATTCAGGCTCAAATATTGGCAAGGTCAAAAGCTTTGACTAAAGAGCAACGCGCTCAAGAGGCATTGAAGAAAAAACAAGCCGAACTTGAGTCAATCTTTGACATGAATCGCATCAACTTACAAGCTGCATTAAGCCGTAAGTTAAACGCCGAGGATGAGCTGCGAGTAAAAACATTACAAAAATTAGCCGAAGGCACAAAAGAAGCTGTTGATGAAGCGCAAAAATATGTAGATGTTTTGCAAGTTATAGCAGATGGCAAGATCAGTACCGAAGAGATTGAGATGTTAGCTAAAAAATGGGGCATGACTACAACAGCTGTTTTGTTATACCTACAAGGACTGTTTGCAGCTAATGATGAACTAAGAAAAATGCTTGCTTTATTAAGTCAGATAAAATTACCTTCACCTACAGCTGAACCTGTCAGATATGATCCACTTTCAGGTTTAAGAGCTACAGCCGCCGACATAGCAGCCACGCAGGCATATAATCCACTTTCAGGTTTGAGAGCTACAACCGCCGACATAGCAGCGGCGCAGGCATATAATCCACTTTCAGGTTTGAGAGCTATGGCAGAGGGCGGTGTAGTTTCTAAGCCTACAATTGCAATGATTGGTGAGGCTGGAGCTGAGGCTGTCATACCATTAGATCGCATGGGTAGCATGGGTACAAAGGTGGTTGTAAATGTGCAAGGCTCTGTAATCTCTGAGGGTCAATTGCAATCTGTAATCCAAGATGTTTTGTATAACTTAAACCGCACCGGTGCAGTTACCCAGTTAGCAAACTTAGGTAGATAATGCCGGCGGCAGTATTTAAGGCGGAGATAGATTTCAGCAACGGAGCTTCCTTTGACCCGAGCCTTGTCCTAGATGACATCAATACAGTTTTAGACTCAGCTGTATTAGGTACAGCTGCGGCGGATGTTGTGGATATTACAGCCTTTGTAACTCAGTGCTATATAAGGCGTGCATTTAACAGATCATCTGACTCATTTATAGGTGGCAGTGCAAAGATAGTATTTGTAGATCAGACAGGTACATTTAATCCTGCTAATACATCCTCAGCTCTGTATGGCAAAATTAAACCTATGCGTAAGATCCGCATGACTGCAACTTTTAACAGCATTAAGTACAGCCTTGGATCTTTTTATGTTCAAGAGTGGAATTACAAAAGTCCTAGCGGATTTGACCCTGCCTATGTAACTCTTAATTGTGTAGATGGTTTTCAGCTGCTAAACCTTACTACCTTAACTACAGTCAGTGGTGGTAGTGCCGGACAGACCACAGCGCAAAGGCTTACAAGTTTGCTTGATGCTGGAGATTGGCCGGGCGGTATGAGGGATATATCTACAACAGCTACTACAACAGTACAAGCCGATAGCGGCAACTCAAGATCTTTACTTGCCTCTCTGCAAGAAATTGAGCAAACAGAAACCGGGGCTTTGTATGTGGATCAAAGAGGCTTTGTTAAGTTCATGTCAAGGTCAGACATCATTACTGCTTCTGGATCTACACTTACAAAATTTTCAGATGTTGATGGATCAGGTGATATAACCTATCAAAATGTTGAATTTGATATATCTGACTTTCAAATGATTAACAAAGTAACTGTCACGCCGGCTGGATTGACAGCTCAAACAGCTAGTGACACTGCAAGCATTGATGATTACTTTCAGCATAGTAGGGTCAGATCAGGACTTATGGAGACTGAGGCAGATGCTCTATCTCAAGCTCAAATGATTATTGCCTCACGCAAAGAGCAGGGTGTTGATATACAGCTTAATTCTTTGACTGTAGATGCTTATGGTCAGGATGATCCTGCTAGGACTACGGCTGCTTTAGAGCTTGACATTTTCAACCCTATTGAGGTTACACAAACCTTACCTGCCGGCAATGTGGTCAGTGATAGCGTTATAGCCGGTGTACAATATCAAATCACACCTAATTCTTTTCTTGTAACATTTTCATGTGCGCAACCCTTTGCCGTAGGTTTTTTGCTAGACTCAGCCGTTGATGGATTACTTGATGAAGATAGTTTGAGCTACTAGGAGATACATGGCAAAACAGACATTTACAGTCGGGCAGGTTTTGACCGCCGCGCAACTCACATCTTTACAACAAACCGCAATGGGTGGCGGATCTACAACTGCTAAAACCACAAGTTATGTATTGGTAGCGGCCGATGCTGGTACTACTGTTGCTATGAACGCTGCAGGTTCTACGACCATTACAGTTAACACAAGTTTATTTTCAGCTGGTGATTCAGTATTTATACAAAACTGGGGTGCTGGTACATGCACAGTCACTGCTGGCACTGCAACAGTGACTACTCATGGATCACTTGCTTTAGGTCAATGGGAAGGTGGCACATTATATTTTACATCTTCTAGCGCAGCTATATTCTTTGATATAAGTCAAAGTGCTGGCATGACTAACCCAATGACTACTACAGGCGACACAATTTATTCTTCAAGTGGATCTACACCAGCAAGATTAGGAATTGGTAGCACTGGACAGGTGTTGACAGTTGCTGGCGGAATCCCAAGTTGGGCTACTGCTTCTGGTGGTTCTTTAACTTTATCTACAATTGCTTCTGGTAGTTTACCTGCATCTAGCACATTATCTCTAACTGGATTAACTGGTGATTATTATATGCTACAAATTGACCAAATGACTTATGCAACCGCAGATAGTAATATGATAATGCAATTTAATACCAATACTGGTTCCAATTATGCTTCCATTTCAGTATCTACTACAAATGCTGACCAAGCAATTTATACTGCTGGAAGTTCTTTTGTAATTGGCTCAACTACTAGTATTTCTAGAACTGGCACAGAAAATGGCTGGATAGTAGAAATAAAAAATTCAAAAAATAATGGTTTTCACACCGCTACTTGGATGGGTCGTAATCAATCCGCGTCAGGTAATAGGGCTATTATGGGTCAAGGTTATTTTATGAATGCAACAGCAATTACCTCAATTCAAGTAAAAATATCTGATGGTTATAGTTGGACTGGCGGCACTTACAAATTGATTGGTGGTTAAGGTGAAAATAACAGTTACCGAAATAAATGTACAAACTGGTGAAGAAATCTTTTATGAAAGAGATGAAACCTTAGAAGAAAAAAATTTAAGATTACAACTCAAAGCAAAAGCAGAATTAGCGCAAGTTGCTGAGGCAACAAAAGAACAAGCCAAAGCCGCAGCCGAAGGCAAACTAGCCGCACTTGGTTTAACTACTGATGATTTAAGGGCTTTAGGTTTATAGCACAATCTTGAGGAAGTGTGTAATGAATGGCAAGAATTATTGAGCTAACAAGCCCTAATGGATGGCCGGCTAGTGAAGACCGCAAAGATATAGGAATACAATCCTTTGCCATACCCGGCACATCATTAAAGATTGCATGTGCCAAAGATGTAGCACCAATACTTGTTGCCTTTTGCCAAGAGTTTCATGAGCTTGTAGAGCCTATTGATCAAGGTCAATTAGATGACTGGGGTTATGCCTTTAGGATGACTAGAGGATCAGATAAAGTCCTAAGCAATCACTCATCTGGTACAGCTGTAGATTTGAACGCTACAAAACACCCTTTAGGTAAGTCAAATACATTTACAAAAGAGCAAACAAATACTATACAATTGCTTTTAGTTAAATATGACTTGGCTTGGGGCGGTAATTACAAAAAGCGTAAGGATGAGATGCACTTTGAAATAGCCATGACAAAAACTCAGGTGCAAAATAAAATCAAACAGTTAGGAATAAAATGAAACTTAGTGCAAAACAAAAGGCAATTGTTAAATCTTATGCACGCAGCGTAGCCGCTGCCACTGTCACTACAGCTTTGGCTTTAGTAGCTGACATACGCCCTGAGCTATCTATCCTTGCAGGTGCGCTAGTCGCCCCTTTGATTAGATACTTTGATGGCGAAGATAAGGCCTTTGGCCGCAATAGTAAATGAGTGCCAATGACATGGCCGCTCTTGCAGTAGCTCTTTTAACAATTGTTGCCTCTGTTTTTGCAGGTATTCGGTGGATAGTCAAACACTATTTGTCAGAGCTTAAAGATGACCACAATGGTGGGCATAATTTAGAGGGCAGAGTCAGGCGCATAGAAAATAAGCTAGACACGCTTTATGAAATACTCATAACTAAAAACTAACCTGCATACCCTTCTCCTATGAGAAGCTGCGTGATAGTGCCAACTAGAGGCAGACCTGAAAACATGGCCAGACTAGCTGCATCCTTTGTTGGCACAAACGCATCTGTAGATCTATATGCTGTAATAGATAATGATGATCCGAAATGGGATGAGTATGCAAAAAATGAAGACTATAAATGCTTGCCTTCGGACAATAAGACAGGCGGTTGCGCCAAAGCTCTTAATGATGCTGCGGTGCATCTACTTGATTACAGTCGCTTCCCTCTTTATGATCTGTACATTTTCATGGGTGATGATCACCTGCCTAGATCGCTGGATTGGGACAAGGCTTTTGAAAAAGCGTTATTAGGTAAGACCGGCATTGCCTATGGTGATGACTTATTACAAGGACAAAACTTGCCTACAGCTTTTGCAATGACCAGAGATATTGTTGATCAGCTCAGAGGTATTACTTTTCCCGGTTGCATACATTTGTATTTTGATAACTTTGTAAAACAACTAGGTATAGATCTTGGCTGTTTTATTTACCTGCCAGATGTAATCATTGAACACCTACACCCGGCAGCTGGTAAAGCTGAAATGGATGAGGGTTATGAAAGAGTTAATCAAGTCAAATGGTATGAGCAAGATCTATTAACTTTACAAACTTACCTTAGATCTACAGAGTATGCAGATCTTGTTTATGCACTTAAATGAAAGTCCTTATCACCGGCTCACATGGTTTTGTAGGTAGAGCTTTTAGGCGTGCCTTACCTTATGCACAATTGACTTTAGTAGATCTAAAAAATGGAACAGACTGCCGGGACTTTTTCAAATTAGAAACAAAAAAGTATGACCTTGTAATACACCTTGCAGCTATTGTAGGTGGTCGGCAACAGATAGAAAATCAACCTTTAAGTTTGGCTGTAGATCTTGCCATTGATGCTGAGTTTGCCAATTGGTGCATGGTTACAGAGCAGCCTTATGTAGTTTATTTCAGCTCATCCGCTGCCTATCCAACAGAGTTACAAACCCTAAACAAAAAATATAAGCTTAAAGAAAAAGATCTTAACTTTAAGAAAATTGGCGCACCTGATATGAGCTATGGCTGGGCTAAATTAACAGGTGAGATGTTGATGAGTTACCTGCGTGAGATGGGTACACAGGTCTTAATACTTAGACCCTTTAGTGGCTATGGCACTGACCAAGATATGACCTACCCCTTTCCTTCAATCATGCAAAGGGCGATACTTAACTCAAATCCATTTGATATATGGGGCAGGGCAACTACTACTAGGGACTTTATACACATTGATGATGTAGTAGATGCTGTAGTAACTATGGCACAAAACAACTGCAATCAGACAGTTAATCTTTGTACAGGCAGACCTACCACTTTCCTTGAGCTGTCACAGATAGCCTTAAAAACCCTTGGAATTACAAAGATGCCTAGGTTTAATATTTTGGCTGACAAGCCGGCAGGGGTGGCCTACCGCGTAGGTGATCCAACAATGATGAGTGATTACTACACACCAAAGATTAGTCTTGAGGAAGGTGTCCACAGGGCTATCTCAGGTGTTTTATGATTTACAATTAGCTCATGGCAACTAAACGCAAAGTAAAAAAAGTAGCAAAGCGTAGGCGCACAACTAAAGACACGCCTTTAACTAAATTAGATTTTTGGGCTATTGCAGCTAATGAAGTTTATCTTGCTTGCCGCAAAGCTGGTATGGATGAAAGTACAAGCCTAGCTTTTGCAATGGATCGGTCTTCATATCCTGATTGGATTGTAGATACCAAAGATCCTTTGTCTAAGCCATGGGATGATGATGAGGAATTAGATTAAGCGCGACAAGTCTTTTAACGCACGCTACTTAATTTGTAGTGATCTGCAAGTACCATTTCAATTTGATGAGGCGATTGTCAATCTAAAAAAGTTAGTAAATACTTTTAAGTTTGACCTTGTATTAAATGTAGGTGATGAGCTTGACCTCAATACAATCTCAAAATACAGTCAAGGTAAAGCTGAGTCATTTCAACAAACACTAAATGCTGACAGAGATCTTTGCAAAGATATTTTGTATGATCTAAAGACAGATGTAGTTTCAAGATCCAATCATGGTGATAGGTTATTTAGTGCAGTCAGTCAGATACCCGGTTTGATGGCTCTACCAGAGCTGCAATATGAAAAGTTTATGGGTTATGAGGATCTTGGCATTTACTTTGCTAAAAAGCCTTATGAGATACCCGGCACTGAGTTTGTACTCTGCCATGGGGATGAGGGCAACCTGTCTAGGGTTGGCGGTTCAAGCGCGTTAAATATTGCAAAACGCTGGGGTCGGTCTGTAATCGCAGGGCATAGTCATAGGATGGGCTACACATGTCACTCAGAGGCCTTTAATGGCCGATTACAGAGGGTTTTAGTAGGTATAGAGGTAGGTCATACATGTAACATCTCTAAGATGCGCTATCTGGCCAAGGGCGGCTATTATGCCAATTGGCAAGCT